GGGCAGGAGACCGCCTATGTGGACATCCTTTGCACCGATGGCTTCCGTCTATTGCAAATGTCTAATATCGCCACAGTAGCCGATACCGCAGCAGGACAGACCACAGGAACACGCATAGGCAAGATTCTGGATGATGTGCAGTTTCCTAATTCCATGCGCCAACTAGCCACAGGAGATGCCACCTGTATTGCAGACACAGGCACAGTCCGCACAACCCTCGATGCGATTAAGAACGCAGAGTTCTCGGAAGGGCTCGGAGCGTTCTACATGAGTCCAGATGGATCAGCAGTCTATAAGTCACGCAGCGAAGTTACCTCTAGCCTTGCAGCTGCCCCTACAGTCTTTAACCAGACTACAGGAATCCCTTACCGAAACGTTAAGTATGCCTTTGATGACAAGCTCATTATTAACGATGTCCGATTCACCCGCGTAGGCGGCACGACACAGAACGTGTTTAGCCAGTCCTCAATTGACAAGTATTTCCCACATGGGTTGAACCAAGAGAACCTTATTGCCGAGACCGATGCGCAGGTATTGGGCGCAGCCCAGAACTATGTGAACACCCGCAAAGAAACCACGATCCGTATTGACGAGATGCTGGTGGACTTACTAGACCCAGACGTGCCAACGGATACCCTTATTGGGCTTGATTACTTTGACAATCTAGACATCACCAACGTCACAGAATCAGGCTCGACAATACAGAAGGTTCTACAAGCTCAGGGATTCGCTTGGGATATTACAGCTAACAAGATGCAAGTAGCAATCACCACGCTTGAGCCAATAGTGGATGGTTTCATTATTGGAAGCACTATCTTTGGTATAATCGGCACATCAACTTTGAGTTATTAGGAGCATAATGGCAACCTTTCCAGTCACAACAGGAGACGTATTAACAGCGGCTACCTATAACAGCCTTCCAACCTTTACAGTCGGCACAGCCAACACAGCGGACTACACAGCCGTCCTAGCGGATCAGTACCAAGTTTTAGAGATTATGAATAAGGCAACAGCCATCGCCTTTAAGCTCCCAACCAATGCTTCAGTTGCCTTTCCAGTAGGCACAGCCATCACAGTCCTTAACATCGGGGCGGGTACTTGCACGATCAGCGCAGTCACATCAGGCACTACCACAGTTTTATCTGCTGGCGCAGTAGCGGCATCTCCTACCCTTGGACAGTACAAGTCAGCAGTTTGCATCAAAACAGCAACCGACACTTGGTATGTGGTGGGCGCGATTGCTTAATCAAATAGCTGCGATTCATGGAACAGGTACGCCAGCCGTCACCAACTCCTATGAGTCTATTGCCACAGTCACGATTGGCACAGCACAATCTACGATTACTTTTTCTTCAATCCCTAGCACGTTCAAGCACCTTCAAGTCAGAGGCATCCTTCAAATTTCTGGTGGCGATACAGAAGCAAAGCTAACACTCAACGGCGATTCAACTTCAAGCAATTACGCCACTCACCAACTTCTCGGAGATGGTTCTACGACCTATGGACTTGCCACAGCAAATAGCGGATTTATCAAAACAGGCATAACCAATTCAACTGCTAACATTTTTGGCGCGATGGTTGTTGATATTTTGGACTATGCAAATACTTCAAAGAATAAGACAGTGAGAACTTTGACAGGTATCGACCTCAACGGAAATGGAAACATTCGCCTCGCTTCTGGTTTTTGGAATAGCACAACGGCTACAACTTCTTTGACTTTTACCGCTTCTTCTGGCAATTTCAACCAATACTCATCATTCGCCCTTTACGGAATCAAAGGATAGATAAATGCCCGCAGGTTCTACTTACACGCCAATAGCCACTACCACGCTGGGAAGTGCGCAATCATCAGTTACTTTTTCTAGTCTTGGTTCTTATACTGATTTAAAATTAATTATGGACGTTTTAGGGTCAGGAACAGGTTATGTTTCTTTGCGCTTTAATTCTGATACTGGCACAAATTATTCTTTAACCAGAGTCGGTGGCAACGGCTCAACTGCTTCATCGAACAGAGCCACTAGCCAAACATCTTTGGATTTATCTTGGTCTGCCGCTTATACATCTTCAGGCAGATTATTAGAAACCGTGGATATTATGAATTACGGCAACAGCACAACATATAAGACTTTGCTATCTAGAGCAGGAAAAGCCGATAACGCTGTAGATGCGATTGTTGGCTTATGGCGTTCTACTTCTGCCGTCACTTCAATAACCTTATTGGCTCAAAGCGCAAACTTTGCTTCGACTTCAACCTTCACCCTATACGGAATTGCGAGCGCATAATGCCAAATACATTTGAGTTAATCGCTTCTTCTACAGTCGGGTCAGGCGGGGCTGCTTCTATTGACTTTACTTCTATTCCTAGCACGTTTACAGATTTGGCAGTCTATATTGCAGTACGCGGTTCTGCTTCGGCTGGACGTGGATACGTCAATGCTTCTATAAATGGAGTGACAACCAACAGGACTTGGCGATGGTTGGTTGGCTATGACTCCAACTTAGTCTCATCTGCAAGCGGAACAAATGACACCTTTGGTTCAATACCTTGTGCTACAGCAACTGCTAGCACGTTTAGTAACGTGATGGGGTATTTTCCAAATTACGCTTCCAGCAATAACAAATCTTTTTCTGTTGATTCAACGGCAGAAAACAACTCAGCATCTACTTGGATGAACTTTCTTTTGGCTGGTTTGTGGTCTAATTCTAGCGCAATCAGTTCGTTAAGTTTTTATCCTGATTCAGGAACATTCGTCCAATACTCAACCGCCTACCTATATGGAGTAAAAAATGCCTAATAACCCTACCCGCATCGAAATCAACTGCGAAACAGGCGTGGAGTCAATTATTGAATTGACCGATGCCGAGGTTGCAGAACTTGCTTATCAGGCAGAGTTAGCAGCCGAGAAGAAGGCAGAAGAAGAAGCACAGGCGCAAGCCAATGCAGCAGCTAAGGCTGCGCTATTGGATCGTCTAGGCATCACAGCAGACGAAGCCAAGCTCTTATTGGCATGAGCCCTAAGTTATGCAAAGCGGGTCAGCAGTTAAGGCAGCAGGTCGATGATAGTTACCCAGACCGCGATAGAGCCTCGGATGGCTGGATCGGCAATCTCGCTCATTCACTTAATCCTTCTGACCACAATCCTGATGCAAAGGGCATCGTCAGAGCCATTGACATTGACAGGGATTTATCTGGGAAGGCAAAGCCAGACCTCATGCCATATCTTGCAGATCAGATACGACTCTGCGCAAAGCGTGGCGATAAGAGAATCTCTTATGTCATCTTCGCAGGGCGCATTGCTTCCTCTCGCATGGGGTGGCGTTGGCGCAAGTATCGTGGACTTAATCCGCACGACAAGCATTGCCATATTAGTTTCACTAAGCAGGGCGATTCAGATGATTCGTTCTTTAATATCCCGATGATAGGCGGCACAGCATGAACATGAAGCACCCAGCAATTATTTCTATTGGCGCGTTCCTAGCAGTCTGGGGTACTACCTCAAACTTTGCTCTGGACTATCGCTCAATCCTTGGCGCAGTTGTAGCGGGCGTATTCGGATACGCAACTCCTAAGAAATGAGCGCAGCAGACCTCGCAGCTTGGGCTGTAGGAATTGTTACAGTCCTTGGCGGCTTGGCTGCTTATACGCAGTTCATGATTAAGCACTACCTCGCAGAGTTAAAGCCTAACGGCGGCTCATCTATCAAGGATCAGGTCTCTCGCCTTGAAGCGCGTGTCGATACCATAATTGAGTTGTTAGGTAAGTAACACTTTACCTATGGCTAAGAAGAAGGTCATAGACCTAGACACTTACAACGCACTAGACGCGTGGGCTATTGGGTTACATGAGATGTACCGAGCCCTACGCAGAGCAGGCTTTGGCGTTGATATTGCTCTAGGCATCATTATGGAACGTGATGCTTACCCTGACTGGATTCTGCCTAACCTGCCAAACCGCATAGATAATATCCCCTACGAAGATGAGGATGACGATTAAGCGAACAGTAGTTATACCTGACCTGCAAGTGCCTTATCACGATGCACACGCAGTCCGTAATATCGCTGCCTTTCTGAAAGTCTTTAAGCATGACTCTGTAGTAATTCTGGGTGATGAAATTGACCTACCTATGATCTCAAAATGGGAAGAAAACAAAATGGGCTGGTTCGAGCAGACCCTCGATGAGCATCGTAATGAAGCTGTGGAAGTTATCTGGTCGCTTACCCAGTATGCCAAGGAAGCCCATATAACCCGTAGTAATCATACGGATCGTTTATACAACGTCATCATGCGCAAGATACCTGCCTTCCTAGCCTTACCAGAACTACGCTATGACAAGTTCATGAGGTTCGATGAGCTAGGCGTGACATACGAAAAGAAGCCATACGCCATCGCAAAGGGGTGGATAGCCATCCATGGAGATGAAGGAAGCATCAGCCCACACGCGGGCATGACAGCCCTTACACACGCCCGTAAGATGGGCTTTAACGTTATCTGTGGACATACTCATAGAGCAGGTCAGAGTGCCTTCACAGAGGCTTCTGCGGGCGTTTTAAGGCGTGTTCATAGGGGTGTGGACGCTGGGCATCTAATGGACATGAAACAGGCTCATTACACCCGTGGAACGGCTAATTGGCAGGCAGCCTTTCAGATCATGACAGAGGATGCTAAAGGTGTCCAGATTGATATGATTCACATCGAGAAGGACGGCACATTCATAGTCCATGGGAAGCGTTATGGACGCGCCCGCTAGTATCGCTATCCCAGAGCTGGGCGATGAATCTGTGGATAACTTTGTTATAAAACTGTTACCTAAAAATGGTGGTTGTCGGGTCAGGTAGGGCGTATTGTTCTTCTTGTAGCGGGAAATACCCAATACGAAAGGGGCTCAAAATGACTACAGCACAACGCGTTCTATTCGATTCACTCGGACTTAGCACATCAGATTCAGACCGCCTTATGGCAACACTCGACACAACCCTCGATGGCTCTAAGTGGTCAGATGCTTCATACACCCAGATTGTGCGCACAGCGCAGACCTTGTTAAAGGCAGGTGCATAATGACTATTGCACAGCTCATAACTCTAGTGCTGGTATTCGGATCATTCGCTTTAGGGCGATACTCTGGCTATCACGATGGCTATGTCAAAGGACGCAAAGCAGTACGCAAGTACTACGAATCTCTACAGCAGGTGAGTCGATGAATGCTAGAGACTACCTCAACGAAGCGAGAGCTACTATCCAAGACCGAGGACTTGATTACGGACACCCTAGCGACAATATGCAAAGGACAGCCGCACTCTGGAGTTCATACCTCGAAATGCCCATTACTGATTATCAGGTGGCGATGTGTATGGCATTGGTCAAAATCGCAAGAAGCATGGAAACT